TGTAACAACAGTTAAGCCATCAGGATCAGTTTCAATTCTTTCTGGTGCAACTCCTGGAGTTCACTGGGGACCTGGAGGAAACTTCTTTCTTCGTGCAGTTAGATTTGGGAATACAGATCCAATGATACATTTATTCAAAGCAGCGGGGTACACAATTGAAGATGACGTAGTATCAGCAAACACATCAGTGGTTTACTTCCCAATTAAGTCAGGTCATCCACGATCTGAAAAAGATGTAACTTTATTTGAAAAGATTGCACTTGCTGCAACTGCTCAAAAATATTGGTCTGATAATGGAGTTTCTGTAACATTGTCTTTTGATAAAGAAACAGAATCAAAGCATGTTGTTCCAGCACTTCATATGTATGAGGGACAACTAAAGGCAGTATCATTTTTACCAATGGGGAATACTGTCTATCCTCAACAACCATATACTCAGATTACTGAAGATAAATATGAGTCATATATTGGCAAATTAAAACATATTGACTTTAGCGCAATTTACGACGGTGTAGATAATCTTGAGTCTGAAGGAGAGATGTATTGCACCACAGATTATTGTGAGATTAAAATAAACAAATAGTCTTCTGTGGTAAAATAGACTATCATGTCTAGTCCATCAAATTTATATGCAGAAAAAGTGTTTGCAGAACACCCAACTGTATTGTGGGCGCTAGACGATAAAGCAGACTATATTTCTCTTATATCTGAGCAACAAAGATCCGTATATTCTTGGGAAATTTCTGGTGGAACGGCAAGCAATTTTACAGAGGCTATAGATGAACCATTTACCAATAGTTCTGTTACAAAAATTCTAGGTAATTTAACTACAGAAGATTTTGGTGAGATTGTATGTATAAGCAATGACCTAGTAAACTTTTCAGAATTAAATTCTTACATGTCAACATTTTCTGTAGGAGCATACATTTATTCAATTAGTTCTTATATTTCTAGCATTGAAATTGGATACGAATATTATGACACAACAACAGGAACAAATATTCAAAAATTAAAAAACTACAACACATCTGTCTCTAATAATTGGATGTTTATATCTGAAACATTTGATATACCAGATGAAAATACAACCTTTAGAGTTGTATTAAAGATAAGATATCTTGGTAATGCATCATCTATAAATGACTACGCTTTTTTATTTAATGGAGTTAGTGTTGGTCAATGGTCAGAAGATTTTCATTCTTCATCACTTGGTATTTCAAAAATATCTCTACCAACATCAATACCGCTAACAGCAACGTCTGTTATAGAGGCTAAATCCTACGGACTAAAAGAAACTCCTGGTTATTACTTTATTTCAAACAATGCTTTAGTAGCAAAAAATTCTGGAATACCCCTTGTTTATGGTTCAGGAAACACAACAATTCTTAGTGAAAACGGAAATTCTCCATCATTAATTATTCCTGGATTTGGTTTTTTAAATGAAAATGGAAAATTTAAAGAGTATACATTAGAAATGTGGATGAGAATAAACTCAGACTCATCAACGAAAAAAAGAATTTGTGGCCCAATTAAATCTAACGATGGAATATACGTTGACGGTCCTTTTATAACATTAAAGATTGGTAAAAATTATTCTTCTCATTATGTTGGGGAGTGGACAAGGCCAATGCTTATACACATAAGAATAACTAATAATTCTGCAAGTTTACTAATAAATGGAGAACAGGTAATATCTTTAAATTTTATAACAGACGGACTATCTTTTCCAGAAAAGTATGACGAAGATGGTAAAGATCAAGATTGGATAGGATTTTATGCGTATGAGGATGTATATCCAATAGAGGTTGATTGTGTTGCAATATACCCTTATCAGGTTCCAGCATTAGTAGCAAAAAGAAGGTTTGTTTATGGTCAGGGAGTAGAAGTTCCAGAAAACATTAATGCATCTTACAGCGGGACATCTATGTTTATTGATTATGCTTTTGCTGATTATACAAAAAATTATTCTTATCCAGATCTAGTTAAATGGTCAGACGCTTCTATAGACAACCTTAACACTTCATCAAACTATTTGTCATGCCCAGACTATTATTTACCAGAATTATTTTTTAGCAATAAAACTAGCCAAGATTTTTATAATGATTCATATCTTTTGCCAAACGAAAGCAACCTTTATGTAAAAATGAGACCATCTGCTTCCTGGAATGACACAAATGGATATATGCTTTTTGATAAGTTAAATGTGACTAACAATGAGATTAAATGTTTTTACGGCGTGTTTAAAATATTATCTGCTCCAACATCAAATCAAACCTTTTTTAAAATAGAAGACGAATCAACAAATAATAGTTTCTCTATTGAGTTAAAACCAAATCTAGAGATTGAGTATAAGTTAAAATTTAATACATTAGAGGAGGTTATATATAAAACAACTACAGCAAGAGTTGGAGAAGAATTTACAGTAGGACTTGATATTTCTAAATTTACAGAAAATTATGGAAGCAGTGCTAGTTTATTTTTTGGAAATCGTGCATCGTTAAAATTATATGTTGGTGGAAGCAAAGAGTTAGATAAAACATTTACTGGAAACATATATAAAGTTGGATTTTCTACAGAAAGAAACTATCTTTATATAGCAGAACTGTTTAATGAATCTGGTGTGCCAGTACAATTTGAAGATGTGTTTGATAAGTTTGGACAATATATTGATTATGACGCTGGCGAGTACCAGGGAGCAAGTCCAGATTTTTGGAACTACGTTTTAGATGGAGGACCACCTTCTCAATATTCTTCTGTTAAATTGATTAACCACATTGCAAGTTATACCTTAAGTCCAAAAAAATATTTTGAAACATTTACTTTAGACATAGATATAGACGGATATTGGGAAGACAAAGTTGCTCTTAGACATTTTGCTCAGTATGTATTAGACGCCAAAGGCAATGAGCAATATGACTTAGATTTTCTTCAATTTAATATAAACTATCCATCTCCATCAAAATATACAGAGCAAGAAACCTCATCTGAATTGGGATGGAGTTATCAAGAATTACAAGCAGAATATCAAAGCCCAATTCAAAGAGGTTATGACTCTTTAGATAATCAACTATATACAGGATATAACGACTACCAAGACCTTGCAAATAAATCTACAAAAAGTTATAAGTACGATACCTCAAATTCTCTTGTAAAATCCTATGTAACATTTCAATACCTTGAAAATACATCTACTAACGCAGAGTCATTTTTTACAACAACAGAACTTGCACCTAAAAACGGTATCGTAAATCCAGTAGGCAATTGGATTAATACAAAATATGAAGTAGTTGATGGAATGCTAATTTACCCTCCAACTGGAATAGACTTTAATGACTTGTATGTTGTTCTTCACTTAAACTTTAAAGTTCTTGGAATATTAAATAAACCTATTAATATTAGAAGTTTGCAACTTGCTTCTCAAGCATACAATGATTCTTCTGCTAATCCTATTGGAACTAGATTTGGTGTTCCTGTTTATCCGTACAAAAAATCTGGAATTTATTATGATTATAAAGGAGTTAATCCATACACAATTTACAAGGGTACATCTCCGTACCTTTACTTAACAAAGAGTTCTGGATTACAAATAAAGGGAACGTATGATCCTCTTATAGACCGTGGATTAGCAATTCCAATTAATTCAAATCAGTCTAGCAATTATAAAGTAATGGCTATGCAAGCAGCAATTAGATACGATCAAGATTTTTTCCCTTTTGCTCCAACACAAATTTTTGAAATAGAAAGTAAAGGCAATAGACTAAAGATATTTATGGTTGCAAACCATCCAGAAGGAAAAAGAGCAAAAATCTATGCAGTAAATGCAAACACTGGTCAAATTGAAGACGGTATTGGTTTTTATTGGAATGGAAATATTGTTAAAGAGCCAAATATTACAGTACGTGAATGGGGAATGCTAGGTATTTCGTTTTCAAGCCTATTAGATTTTTCAAATTATGTTGGATCAATTAAGATAACTGGCCCAATCTTAGTTAATCTAGTTTCCCATTATAAGTCAACAAATCTGCAAGAAGTCCAAAATATTACAGTGCGACCATGGTTTAAAATAAAATTTAACGGTCCCTTAACCTTAGATTGGGAATACTGGAATCCAGCATATATTTGGCAAGGGGTTTTAATCTTATCAACAACCTCTTATTATGGAGTAAATCCAGGAGATATTTATAAGAGTTACGCTGGAACAAACAAGTTTATAGTTGATGATACAAGGCTTTTTAGGTTAAATAATTACCAGTATTCCTTTGATACAGAGATATCTTGGCAGTCATCAACCGAAAATGCCATCTAATATGGTATACTTGTTAACATGAATAACCAAGATATAAAGAAAAAGCGTAAAGCATTGCCACGAATGAAAGGGCAAGTAGGAGAATCCCGTGTAAAAGTTATTGAAAAACATTACGAGTGGGGTCTTTATGTATACAAAAAGGCTAACGGAAAATGGTTTACAGATGGCACTGGTTCTGTTTTAAATATTGAGTCTCAAAAAGGCGACATACTTCAAATTTCAAAACTAAAAGATGCTGCTAAATATTACGGGGATGAAGGAGATGGAACTTGCGTATTTGTTCCAGGACTAACGAGAATCTCAGAAGAAGAATACTCTGAGCAAAAACAAAGGCTATCAGAAGGATTAATTCCTTCAATGAATGATCTTGGTGCAGTTCAAGCAGCCAAAGACACTATTGCAAAATATGGAAATGACGACTAATGAGTGAAGACAAAGATTTTATTATAAGAGCAAAAACTGATAATCTTTTACCAGAAGATGATACTTTTACAAAACAAGATCCATTTAATCAAACATGGGATATTGTTAAAGATTTACAGGGTCTAGACAATAACTTTAAAAGAAGAACTTCTAGACTAGTAAAAGCAGAAGCATCACAAACATATCTTAATAGTTCAAGAGCGGAAAGCGTTGGAATAAACGGAGCAAGATCTAAAGAAATTAATTCAGGAACTGTTTACAGAAATGCATACGGATTATTTGATGTAATTACTCCACCATGGAATTTATATGAACTTGCAAGTTTTTATGATACTTCGTTTGCAAACCATGCTGCAATTGATGCAAAGGTTGAAAACATTGTTGGTCTTGGTTATGAGTTTAAAATTTCAAAAAGAACTATGCTTAAGTTGGAAGCATCTGAACCAAAGACTTCTGAAAATGCAAGAAAAAGAATTGAAAGAGCAAAAATTGAAATAACTGATTGGCTTGAATCTTTAAATGATGAAGATTCTTTTACTACAACAATGGAAAAAATTTTTACTGATCTTCAATCAACAGGAAATGGTTACCTTGAAATTGGAAGAACTACTCGTGGAGAGATTGGTTATGTTGGTCATATTCCATCAACGACTATGAGAGTACGCAGACTTCGTGATGGCTTTGTTCAAGTAATTGCAAACAAAGTTGTTTACTTTCGTAATTTTGGAGCAAATAATTCAAACCCACTTGGAACAGATCCAAGACCAAATGAGATTATTCATTTTAAAGAATACTCTCCACTAAATACTTTTTATGGAGTGCCAGACATAATGTCTGCAATTGGGTCATTGCATGGAGATCAACTTGCATCACAATATAATATTGATTATTTCCAAAACAAAGCAACACCAAGATATGTTGTAACTCTTAAGGGCGCCAAGTTATCTGCAGAAGCAGAAGACAAAATGTTTAGATTTTTGCAGACAGGACTTAAAGGCCAAAACCACAGAACTCTTTATATTCCATTGCCAGGAGACTCTGACACTAACAAGGTAGAGTTTAAAATGGATCCAGTTGAAAATGGTGTGCAAGAGGCATCATTTAAAGAATATAGAAAACAAAATCGTGACGACATTCTTGTTGCACACCAGGTACCACTTTCTAAAATTGGTGGATCTGATTC